ACCATGGAACAAGAGTATAAATCAACTTCACTACACGGGTAAAAATTATGCCACTTGCTAAAGGTAAATCTCAGAAGACTATCAGTAAGAATATCTCCAAATTGGTTAAAGAAGGTCGTCCTCAGAAGCAAGCTGTCGCAATCGCTTTATCAACCGCTAAAGTAGCTAAACCTAAGAAAAGGAAATAATATGCCAATGGTCAAAGACAAGAAGTTCCCCTATACAATGAAGGGTAAAAAAGAAGCGAAGAAGTATGCTAAGAAGACTGGCACTAAAGTGGTCGCTAAACCAATGAAGAAGATGGGAGCGATGCGTGGCTACTAAGCCGGGTCTCTATGCCAATATCGCAGCTAAGCGTCGTCGTATCAAGGCTGGCTCAGGCGAGAAGATGCGTAAGGTTGGCTCTAAAGGCGCTCCCACTGCTGCAGCTTTTATTGAATCAGCAAAGACTGCTAAGAAGAAGAAATGAGTTTTTTTATCGGGGTATTGTTATTCTGTGTTAACAGCGAATGTTACTTTATGAAGATTAACGATACTTTCGATAAGATTGAACATTGTCAAAAAGCAGTGCGTCAGTGGGCTGAATATGCCCGTAAAGAAGGATTAGAACCAATTTATACCTGCTTACAGATAGACTTAAAGGCTAACATCTAATGGTTAAGAAAGTATATCAGAATAAAGAAGGCGGTTTAAACGCCAAAGGAAGGGCTTACTTCAAGCGCACAGAAGGCGCTAACCTAAAGCCTCCAGTTTCTGCTAAAGAGGCTGCAAAGTCGCCTAAAGCGGCTGGAAGGCGTAAGAGCTTCTGTGCAAGGATGGGCGGTGTCAAAGGTCCAATGAAGGACGAAAAGGGTAGACCCACAAGGAAAGCCCTAGCACTAAAGAAATGGGATTGTTAAACAATGGCAACTACAACTTATTTACAAGCTGTTAATAGCGTACTTCGTCGCTTAAGAGAGACAGAAGTATCAACTGTTAATGAGACAGCCTATAGCAAAATGATTGGCGAACTCGTCAATGATTCTAAATCATCTGTCGAAGCAGCATATGGATGGAATGCTTTATCGGAGACTTTAACTGCCACAACTAGTGCTGATGTCTTTAGTTATGTATTAACTGGCTCTGGTGTGCGGTTTAAGGTATTGAATGTTATCAACGATACTTCAAATAACTTCTTACGATTAGCTCCAATATCGTACATGACTCAGCAGTTTTTGCCTACGAATCCGCAGAAAGGCAGTCCACAGTATTATAACTTTAACGGACAGGATGCTAATGGCGACACCTTAGTAGATTTGTTTCCTATTCCTGACACAGCATACGATATTCGATTTAATGTCATATTGCCGCAACCAGCAATGACTTCTGATAATACAATTATCAAAGTTCCTGCCGATGTGGTAATCCTAAATGCCTATGCTAGAGCAGTTGTTGAGCGTGGAGAAGATGGTGGATTGCAATCTTCAGAAGCCTATGCTTTAGCTCGTAACTTAATGGCTGATTACATTGCCCTTGAGTCTAATCGTTATGTTGAAGATACGAACTGGGTTCCAAGTTGAGCAAACAGATTGTTACATCATCTATCTCCGCACCGGGCTTTGCAGGACTAAATCTACAGGATGCGCCTACCTCATTAGAGGCTGGCTTTGCTTTAACAGCAACAAACTGTATTATTGATAAATCTGGTCGTATTGGTGCAAGAAAAGGTTGGACAACTTACTTACCAACCAATGCTGACTTAGGCACTGCAGCAGTTAAGACTATTGCACAGCTATTGTCGCCAACGGCAAACAATAATCAATTATTTGCTGCAGGTAACAATAAGTTATTTCTGTCTACTGGTACAGCGCTGGCTCAAAAGTTAGTTAGAAATAGTACAGATACTGCTAATGTAACACATACAATTAACAATAGTAATTGGCAAGTAGCATCAATTCCAAATGTTACTAATTATAGAGCAAGAGCAGTTCTAGTACAAGCAGACCATAAACCACTGTATTTTAGCTATTCCAGTGTTACTAGTGCATACATTTTCCAGACATTATCGGATGTGGCAACACTGCCAAGTACACCTGTAGCACATACTACAAGTACTTTTACACCAAACTGTGCATTATCCGCTTATGGTCGAGTTTGGGTTGCAGACATTGTTAACGATAGACAAACAGTCTATTTTAGTGATTTATTAGACCCGTTGAACTTCCTTACAGGAACAGCAGGGTCGTTGAACATTTCTGAAGTTATCGGTGACGGTGACTTCATTGTTGCACTAGCAGCACACAATGGCTTTTTAATTATCTTCTGTCAAAATAAGATAGTAGTCTTTGCCAATGCTCAAGACCCTTCGGTGTTGAGTTTATCAGACACCATTAATGGTATTGGCTGCGTAGCACGAGATTCGGTACAAGCCACAGGCACTGATATTGTCTTTTTATCTGCTACTGGTGTGCGTAGTTTATCAAGAACAATTCAAGAAAAATCCATGCCAATGCGGGATATTTCTAAGAATGTTAGAGATGAACTATTATTTTCATTAGCAGGAACATCGGATTTAACAACCATTAAATCAGGATATTCTAGCACTGAGGCTATTTATGTTTTATCATTCTCAGAAGATGATATTGCTTATTGTTTTGATATGAGAGGAACACTCCCAGATGGTTCTGCTAGAACAACAACTTGGACTACTATCACACCTACAGCATTCTGCACAACTGTTAACAGAGAATTTCTTATCGGGAAAGCGGGATATGTTGGGTTGTACAACGGATATAATGATAATGGCAGTTCTTACCGCATGGTTTATTATTCCAGTTATTTTGACTTCCAGCAACCCACCACATCAAAAATCCTAAAGAAAGTAGAAATGCTTGTCTTGGGCGCACAGAATCAAGATATTACACTGAAGTGGGATTTTGATTTTAAACGAGCATATCAATCTGCAACGATTACAGTCGACCCAACAAGTATTGCAGAATATGGTCTAGGAGAATATAATATTGATAAGTATTCTGGAAGTATTATTATATTTAATTTAAACTTAAATGCTGGTGGCACAGGTAAAGTTTTACAACTTGGCTTTGAAACCGATATTGATGATAACGCAGTGTCTATTCAAAAGATAGATGTATTTGTTAAAGGCGGAAAAACACTATGAGTAATTACACAAAAGCAACAGACTTCGCAGCTAAGGACTCGCTGTCATCTGGCAACCCAGCCAAGATTGTTCGTGGAACAGAGATTAACACAGAGTTTGCTGCCATTCAAACTGCAGTCAACACAAAGGCTGACTTAGCTAGTCCTACCTTTACAGGTACAACTACAATTGCTACTTTAGCAGTTACTGGTAATCAGACTGTGGCTGGAACGCTAACAGTTACTGGAGCATTAGAAGCAGCTTCAGTTGATGGAGGCTCGTTCTAATCATGGCAGAGATTATCGACAAACAGATGTCTGCTACGGAGATTATCCGTAAAGACCTAGAGCGTGGTGGCTTTACCAAACAAGAAGAGAAATTCTTAAAAGGTTTAGCCCTATTGATTAAACAAGAAAAAGCAGTAGTTGTTAGACACAACAATACTGTGTTTGTCGGTATCCGTAAAGAACCCGGCGTATTAGAAGTGCATATGTACACACTAGATACTCCTAATATGCTGTTAGGCGCAATGAAAGTCGGGATTGATGCAGTCAAGAAAGCTGGTGTAAAAAAACTTCTCATTGAAACTGAAAATTACAAATTAATAAAAATGTTGCAACAAATGAATTTACCTATTGAAGAAAAGAAAAAAGGTAAAATGTTTACAGTATCAGTGAGGATAAACTAAAATGGGCGGAGCCGTTGAAGCAGTTGTTGATGTGGTCTCTGATGTCGGAGAAGCCGTTGGAGGTGCCGTTTCGGATGTCGGAGAAGCCGTTGGAGGTGCGCTTGGCGATGCGGGTGAATTTATTGACCAGAATGTCTTACAGCCAGCACTACAAGACCCTGTAGGTACTATTGTAAAAGTGGCAGCGATTGCCGCAGCCCCGGCTACCGGAGGAACATCGTTGTATGCTATTCCTGCCTATACTGCAGCTAAAGCAATTGATGCTGGATTACCTATCGAAGAT